CACCGACGTACAACTTGACTTCGTATTTCATGTCACCAAATCTCCGTGAATCGTTTGTGAGTTGCCTTGGTCATTCTACCATCTGCTAACATGTTGTCGCAGACATTAACAAAAACTTGAAACTTTTCCTCCCTTGTTAGTGTGTCTGCTCCCTCGCAATTCTTCATCACGTTGAGCATTTGTTTCTTGGATGTGATCATTTTAGAACGTAGCAATAATCGATGGAATTGATACACCAACCTATTGCAGATGTAATCTCTTCAACTAAATCATCAGGGTCAGATGCTTCCCAAGTTCTTTCCTGAACCTCTTCAATTATATCATCTTGTGTTAAAGTTTGAAGAGGATCTTCATGGTCACATAAAACATATCCGTCATCTTCCCAATCAAATTCAATTTGTGTGACTCGAAATTTCATTGGTTTGGGTTGGTAGTGTGGTTATACAAGTGGAGCAGTTTAGAGGTGAGTCACTTTAATCATTAGAAATTACCCAACTTGACACTCTCACAGAGAAGAAGTGCCATCTCTAATTGAAGTTCTTCATCAACGATAGGAATATTTTCCTCAACGAAATCTGATGACAATTCCATCAGTAATTCAGAAAACTTCTCTGATTCAAATACTTTGACTGCGAAGTCTTGTTTGAATCCATCACGTAAGAGATGAAGTGCTTTTTGTTGTTGAAACATGATAATCAGTTTGAAACAGGAACGATACGATAATCAATGTCAGGATATGAACGAGACAAAGAACTCATAATCTTTGTGATCTTAGCTTCTTCCATTGGGTGATATACTGAATTAGTCCAGTATCCTTTTATTTTGAGTTGTAGTTGGAACATAGTGGTGAAGTGGTCTTACACAGGTGGGGCACTTTAGTGGTGAGTAACAATAACTCACCGAACATAGAGAAACGAACCGTAAGGATCTACGACTTCAGGATTCTCAGCCAATGATTCAATGAAGAATCGAATCCCTTTAGCTGGTGCCTTGTAAGATGCTGGTTTGTATACAGCACCTGATTCTTTATCGATGAACATGAAGACTGAACGACCCTCACGAATCTTACCATTGTAAGTTTCTAGACGATAGACTTTAATATACTTCTTAGCCACTTCATAAGTGAGAATGTCATGGAAGTTACGATTGTTCTCAAGAGAATTAACCTTCCAAAGGTTATTCACTTGTTCAATCATTGCTTCAGTCAGAAATTCAGTTTTGGTTTGAGTGAGAGTCATAATAAATCAGTGGTTACACTAGTGGAGCAGTTTAGAGGTGAGTAACTTTAATTCAATCTAATTCATTGAAGTTGATATACTCCTCCTGTGTGAGAAGTTCACTACCGTTCCAGATATAATCCTCGCGACCTAAACAATCATCACCATAATCCTCAGGGACACCATCAACAATCGTTGCCCATCTTCGTGGAATAATTGATACCATTACATGATCATCTAAAGTGAGATTATTGTTACATTCCTGATCAACATATTCACCTAATGTTCCACCCATCTGTTCAAACCAGTAAGTATCAACATCCTCACATCTTTCACCTTCATAGAAACACTCGTCCTCATATTCAAATTCAAATGCTTCAATCGTGTAGAATTGTGCTTTTCCGAGTTCAAGTGTTTGTGTCATGAATGTGGTGCCTCACGAATGATAATGAATGCCATCAATAGAAAGAAACAGAATTGAATTGTAAAAGGATGTAATGCCATAATACTCATCCAAGATTGTAATCACCGACGAGGTGACAGTTGCCTTTCATATCGTAATATACGACTTCAGCGTGACCGTACTCTTCGGCCAGATTGTAACATAAATCCCAAGCCCTGTCGAGATCACCGAAACAATCGGTGTTCTCATAAGGATCAGAAGGACATTTGACGAGGTAGTGAATCATAGTTTTAGAAGTGTCTTACACAAGTAGGGCACTTTAGAGGTGAGTAACAATATCACCCACCTCAGTTTGTGTCAGTTACCCTCAGGAATCGAGACAACTTCAGGTTCAAGACCATCTTCAAATTGATGAAGGTCATACGCCGTCCATGAACCATTCTCCCAGACATAGGCGTATTCTTCACCGTTTGACAGGAACTCAAAGATGTCAGAATCTAGACGAGGTTCAACATCAGTCTCACCACGTTCTGAGTAATACATTGGAGAAGGAACTTCCTTCTGAATGTCATACTTAATAGATCCGTCTTCATTACGAACTAACTCTTGACGAGTAGAACCATCAGGTGAAACAATGGTTTGATAGAGTGCTTTAGCTCCCCAAGTTTCTTTGGAGTAACATACACTCATGTCACCACCATCAATGAGTTCAGTAGCTTTTTCTGTTGTATTGTAGTGATCTCTCAATTGACGGCCAAGCCAACTAGGATAACCATCGTAATGGTGATACGCAGAAAGAATAGAACCATCAGAGAGTCGAGTGCCGATACGTGAACGAGTACCCATTGGAGTGAAGTGTGAATTACATAGATGGAGCACTTTGGAGGTGAGTAACTTTAATCTTTACGAACATACCTTCCATTACCTTCACATAGTTCATTCACTCCGTTAGCGATAGAAAGAGGATTATTGAGTGAGGCTACAGCAAAAGCCTCCAACTCCATACGAATAATCTCATCACTGGCACCTCTCTGTCTGTAAGTGTCAATGATATTTTCGATGTGTTCTGCTTTCAGAGTATTAGTGATGAAGTGCATGAACTTATCTTTATCTTGAAAGAGTAATCGACTCTGGCCATTATCCTTACCTGAGAGACAATCTTGAACTGCATGTTGTGCTTCATGTCTGAGTGTATCATAATCATTTGATGTCCACTCAACTTCAGAATTAGTCAGGATCTTTCTACCGTCCTGACAGATACCTAATACATTTGCATTGGGAATGTAGAACCCATCAATATCTTCTTCGTTACAGAACTCCGGTTCGTTGATAATAACAACAATGCCATTCTCCTCAAGTGCATCCCACAACGTGAGATGATCTTCATGTGTTTCAGCTTTGATACTAGGCGTGAATAAAAGAGTTGCACCAACGAGAGTTGTTGCAACTTTTGAGAAGATGTTCATATGATCAAACCTTAAAGAAAATGAACTCAACACCACCATCTTCTGGGTCTTGACCGTCAACAATCCACTCATCCATGATTGCTTTAGATGTTTCCACATCTTCTTTCTCTACGAACTCCATGAAACGAGAGAATAGATACTCACCCATCTCATCGACTTGAGCTTCCATAAGTTTGTTCATTGTGGTAGTGGGGGGGATTCAGTAATGGGGCAGTTTAGGGGTGAGTAAGTTTAATTGAACTTACCCTCGGTGAAATTAGTGTAACTGAAGACGGGACGATCTACAAGTTTGTAGACACGACCAGACTCAGAATAGAACACGAAACCTTCACCTACAACCTCATAACCGTTGGGGAGATAAGTCTTAGGTGCGTCATGAACAATCATGGAGGACATGAGATCGTCCTTCAAGTCAGTCACCAACTGATAAAGGTTGGCCAAGTATATATCACCAAGGATCCAGTTGAGATCACGATCCTCAATCATTTGACCGGAGGCGATCAGTGAGTTGATCTGTTGTTGTGCCACGAAAGACTCTTTAGGAGTCATGAAATTGACATTGGACAGGTCAATCTTAGGTGCCTCGATGTCTTGATAGACGAAATCAACAGAGGGTTGACACCACTTGATGTGATCATCATCAACAAACAACTCAGTCAGAGGAGAACCAACAGAGTCAGACAATTTGCCACTGACAGTGTAGACAGTGTGAGGTGCGATCACCAGTTTCTGTGATACAACCTCAGGGAAAACATAGGTCAGAGTGTTAGTCTTGAAAGTGTCAGTACCACCGAAACCCATGAAGTCACCCTGATACACACCAGGGAACTGGTCACGATCAAGGAACTTCAACATCAAGAACAACATGTTGGCTACATCTTCTTGATGGCCAAAGTGTGTGTTGATGTCATGAGTATCGTAACAAAGACGAATCTTTTTCTTGTTGAATGCCGCTTTGGTACATACAAAGAACCGACCCTGATAGTGACCCCACACAATAGCCGGAGCACCATCAATCTTGAGTGATACATGGCCACGAGAATAGAGGTCACGAATCACACGAAGGTCACCTGAAAGAATGGTGTCTTCTGGGTGTTGTTGATGGGTGTTTGGCATAATGTGAGAGGTCTTACACTAGTGGGGCACTTTGGAGGTGAGGTATATTATCACTCAACACGAGTGATGACAATATGAAAAGAACCGTCAGACTTTGCAGGAAGTCTAGTTCTAGTAACGACGACTCCCTCTTTTTTCAATTTCTGAGGAACTTCTGGGCCTCTGTAGTCTTTACAATATCCATCACAAGGAATGATGAATGAATAACCACGTTCCAATTCAAACCAAGGATATTTTGTAGTTCTTCCCCTACCTGTTGGGGAATCAAACATTT